AAACATCAATAACATTTAATATTGCGGGGACAACAATTATTACTATTGGAAATTTGTTTATTGCGGTAAGTACCAGCGTATTAAATTTATGGAGATCACTACGAATTTCTCTTACAAACAAATTACGGTTATAACATGGCATCTAGAAAATATAAAATAATTAAAAAGGGATTACATGATCGATTTGATTTATCAAGAAAGAAAATTCAATTTTTTGGTGGTGGATATGGTAATGGTAAAACTGCTGCATGTGTTGTATTAAAGATATTAAAATTAGCTAGAGATTATCCCGGATCAAATGGTCTTGTTGCTAGATCCACTTATCCAAAATTAAATGACACAATACGAAAAGAATTTATTAAATGGTGTCCTAAGAAATGGATAAAATCTTTTCCTAAATCTCAAAATTCTACAAATACTTGTGTACTAGTTAATGGTACAGAAATTAATTTTAGATATATTGAGCAACAGGGAAAAACTACTGAAAGTTCTACATCTAATTTATTATCCGCTACATTTGATTGGATTATTGTAGATCAAATAGAAGATCCTGAAATTGAATTTAAAGATTTTTTAGATTTATTAGGAAGGTTACGTGGTACTACTCCATATACTGGAACTGATCCTACCATGCCTAAAACTGGTGCTAGATGGTTATGCATTACATCGAATCCTACACGAAATTGGGTATATTCCAAAATAGTTAAGCCAATTCAAATCTATACTGAAACTGGTAGGATTACTTTAGATCTGTTATGTAAACGTTACACACGAGTTGATTTAGAAGATGGAACATGTACAAAAGATCAAGTTGGTAATCCTATACTAAATAAAGATGGAAAACCAGAATTAATAATTGATTTGTTTGAGGGATCAACTTATGAAAATAAAGAAAATTTATCCTCAGACTTTATTGAGACCTTAGAAAATACTTACACGGGTACAATGAAGGATAGATTTATTATGGGTAAGTGGGGAGCTTATGAAGGATTAGTATACCCTGACTATGACGAAACAATCCACGCTATACCTTATGACCAAATGATCAAACATATAACAGATGATATAAACAGTAAGTATAAACTAACATTATTAGAGGCGTATGATCACGGTTTAAAAGCTCCTGCATGTTATTTGTTAGCATTAGTAGATTATATAGGAATAGTTTATATTTTAACTGGATTTTATCAAAGCGAATTAACACCTCAGAATATTATAAATACAATTCATAAACAGCGGATGCAAACTGTAGGATATTCTTCAATCAATGACAAAGTTTATGCTGATCCATCTATATTTTCAAGAAGTCCTAATGGTAAACTTATTGTTGGTAAAAAAACATCATCCATCTTATATGATAGCGGTAAAGGAATAAATATGAGAATGGCTAATAATGCAATTGTAAACGGAATAACAAAAGTACAAAATTATTTACAAGTTAGACAGGAATTAGTAAATCCATTTACAGGCAAACAAGGTTCTCCAATGTTATTTCATTCAGAAGATTTACCATTTATTACTGATGAATTTGGCGGGTACTATTGGAAAAAGAATCTTCAACAAGAATTTATAGAAAAACCACGAGATGGTAAAGATCATGCAATGGATGCTATAAAATATTTATTAACACATAGAGCTATTCCAGCAGAATTAATTAGAAATTTTAAAGCTATTAGTAGTGTTGTAAATTCGTGGCATGAAACCGAGATTCAACAAGTTCAAAGGAATATTCGACATGGGTAATGCTAAGAGTAATATCGATAAAAATATTAGTATAGGAAGTCCTAAGAATTCAAAATCACAAAAGGCATTACCAATTTATAAAGTATATGAAGGAAATAAAATACCTGTATCAAATAGTATAGGAAAACTTCATGAGTCTAAAATTAATTCATCAAGAGCAAAAAGAGAATCTAAAGGATTAATTGAAGCTTGGAATCAATCTATAAAATATTATAAAAATGATCAGTCTGGCCATAGAAATTCTGATAATCCTGATACTGCTGGAAATCGTTCAGTAGCTAGTGAAGTAAATAATACTTTTTCTGAAACTGAAAATGTAGTTTTTGGTAACGTAAATTCGATTGTCCCAACTTTATACGCTAAGAATCCAACAATAGAAGTTACAGAAGAAAGCGAATCAGGGTTAGGGACTTTATTAGAACGATTAGTAAATAAATTATTCGAAATGAAACATGCTCCAGGAGTTAATCTTAAACCTAAAGCTAAACAAGCTGTAGTATTAAGTACTCTTACAAATATTGCGTGGTTTGAAGTTGGTTATATTAAAAAGAAAGAGTCTAGTGATGAAGCATTGTTAGAACTACAAAAACTAGCTGAGGAATATGCGAAAGCAAAAGGTACAAAAGAACTTCGAGAAATTGAAGGTAAACTTTATGCTATGGAATTAAAAATAGATTTATTAAAACCTTCTGGTACAACTTTAAAAATGCATCAACCAGAAAATGTATTAATAGATTCAGTAGCTAAATTAGCTGATGGCTCTGATGGAAATTGGATAGCTATTCGAGATTATATACAAACTGATGTATTAAAAGCTATTTATTATAAACAAGATGAAGGTAGTAATGACGTATCAATATTTGAACCATCACATTTAGCATCTCCTACAAATAGTTCTAAAGGAATTTCACAAGAACAAATTGATATAAATAATTTTACAATTTTTGCTGGTTCTAATGAAGATGCTGCGTATAAAGCTCACGGTTATCAAGATGAATATTCATATAAGAAATCTCAATACACAGAAGTATGGAAATTTTGGGATAAGATAACTAGACGTGTTTATTTATATAACGCTAAGAATTTTGCATGGCCTATATGGGTTTGGAATGATCCATTTCAGTTAGAAGGATTCTTTCCATTAACAGCATTAGTTGGTTATACAGATCCAGTAGATGCAGAAAGTAAAGGTGAAGTAACTTATTATTTAGATCAGCAAGATGCTATTAATGAGATGAATGATCATGAACGTAGATTAAGAAACACAGCAGGTAAAAAATTTATTTATAATAAGAATATAATGAATCAAGAAGAAGCAAATAAATATTTATCTGTTAAAAACGATGAAGCTGTCGGTTTAGATCTTGAAACTGATGTAGATTTATCAAAAGCTATGATGTCTCCTGTACCAGAATCTATAAAATATTTAAATGTATTATTTGATCCCAGTAAAAAGTTTGCAGCAATAGATAGAATAACACCTTATAACCAAATATTAAGAAATTCTGAATTTAAAACTAACACAACAAACCAAGCTATAGAAACATATCAAAGTGGATTAGCTACTCGATTAGATGAACGTATTGATGGAATAGAAGATGCAATTGGTAATGTTGGATGGCAATTAGTTCAACTATGTTTAATGAATATGTCTAAAGAAGAAGTAAGTGCTGTAGTTGGTTATGATGTTACAAATGTATGGAAAAATTTAACCTCAGCAGAAATAACTCAACAAATAAATATGCGTGTGGTTGGTGGGAGTACTGCTAAACCGACATCAAATGCAAAACGTCAAGAAGCAGTTCAAGTAGGTCAAGCTTTAGGTCAATTTGCAAATGCAGCACCACAAGTTGTATTAGTAATGCTAAAACTTATGGAACAATCTTTTGAAGGTATAAATATTAAAGAAGAAGATTGGACACAAATAATTGATGGAATAAATCGACAACAAGAGCGTGGAGGAGTTAATCAAGGACAACAAGCTGTTGATAATAATAATAATTCACAAGCTGTAGATACCGCAGTACAACAAGCAATTCAACAAGGTATTCCAGAAGAACAAGCAAGAAGTATGATCGAAGCTAAATTAAATCAACAATAAACAAGGAAAATATAAATGGATATAGTAAATTTAATATCGGAAAACCAACCTAATGAATCGCGTGATGCTGGACAGAATACTAATAATAATACTGATAATACTGTTAACAATATTAATATTTCTAGTGGTGATGCTGTTAGGAATTTCGATTCTGGAATAGTTGATACAACTAAATTACAACAAGAAGATTTATTTCCAAATAAAGATAATATTTCTAATGCTTTAGATTTTGCTTTAGATATTGGACAAGATTCTACGGGAAATACTAATGGTACTAAAGATGCGCAACAAAAAGCCACTGATCAGACTATCCAAAAAACCGAAAATAAACCTGCTGATCAAACAACTACACAAGATGTACCTAATCAACAAAGTACACAACAACAGCAAGCAGCTCCTAATCAGCAACAACAATCTCAACAACAACTAGAACAAACTTCTGGAGCTTTTACACGTTTATCGAATAATCTAGCTGCTGCGAATACTGAGATAAATTTATACAAGGAAAAGATTAATGTTTACGAACAAAACAATAAGCAAATGGAAACTTTAGGGTTAGATCAGACAACATTAATACAATCTGCTCAATTCTATAATAATTTTCAAAATAACCCCGTTGAATTTGTTAAAAATTTATTGGTAAATCTTAAATCATCAGGCTATACTATAGATGAAAGTAATCCAGGATTAGACATCTCTGCCATTAATAAACAGCTAGATACGAAATTAGCTCCTATTATGGAAAGATATAATGCTGAGGAAGCACAAAGTAAAAATTTACAAGAAGCACAAACTACTTTAGATACATTCTATAGTGGTAATCCAAATGCTAGATTTCAAGAAGATGTTATTGCTGGAATGTTACAAAAAAACCCAGCATGGTCACTTGAGAAAGCCTACGATGAAATTCGCATTTGGAATGCTGATGGTAAAAATAATTACGACCTGTCAAAACCTTTAACGGAACAAGTTAGAGCGCGTAAGTTACAACAAATTTCTACAAATACAACTACACAAAATAATAGTTCCAATGTTCCTATTGATATTAATCAAATGAATGGTGGAAACTTATCACAACCTAAAACTATTATGGCTGATGATGATGTGTCTTTCGATGATATTATTTCAAATGCAATGCGTTCTAATAATTTAATGTAAAGGAAATAAAATGGGTGAACTAGAGACAGTCTTACATAGTACGTTAGAGACTTCACGTAAAAAATTGTATATGGCAGCAATAAAAAGTCACGCACTAATGGCGTGGCAATTTGCTACAAACAGAGTCAATTACGAAACAACTGGTAAAGATATTTCAAATCCATTAGTAACTGGTAGAAATCCGAATGTAACCTCTTACCAATACTATGATCAATTACCTGTAGCTCAAACAAATGAATTTGATACTGTTCGTTATAATTGGGCAAGGGTAGGTGGTACTGCAATTATCTCTGACCAAGAACAAGATGAGAATGTAGGTTCAGCAATGATATTCAAACTCCTTAAAGGGAAGATGGATGTATTAGAAGAATCTATAAAAGAAAAATTCTCTTCATATTTGTTTGGTGCTGGTGGTGGTACGGATCCAGAAGGTTTATCATCACTAATTCCTGATGATCCTACTACTGGTATTGTTGGAGGAATTAATCGTGCTACAGAAACTCAGTGGAGAACATCTTCATATGACTTTTTAGGTACATTAACTTCTACAAATATTGAAGAAGCTCTCGATGATGTTTTGATGGATTTAAAAATTAAATCAGATAAACCGTCGATTATTATTGGTGGTCGAAATGTTTACCGTCTATATCGATCAGCAGTTCGAGATAAATTAGTTGTAAATCTTGGTGAGCTGAAAGGTGGTAATGGAATGGTAGATCTTGGATTTGCTGGCGTTGCTCACGATGCTATCCCATTCATATATGATGAAGATTGTGATGTAGATAAAGCTTATTTAATTAATGATAAGTATCTACGTTTACATATCCTTAAACACGTAAATATGAAAATTAAAAAACTTACTTCACCCTGGAATATTGATGCTATTGGTCGTCGTATTATTTGGCAAGGTCAATTCTGTATGTGGCGAGCTTATAGAACACATGCAGTAATTAAAATATAAGTACAAAGTTTATAAATTAATCAAAGGTATTTTATTATGTCTATACAAATCGCTGGACAACAGAATATACGTCCTAAATTCGAAATTGAAGAATTAAAAGGTATGATAAAGAAAAAAGTATTTGAATATGTGCGTAAAGTTGATGAATTAACTAAGAAAGTATTGTCAACACGCGTAGAAAAAACAATCGAAGTTCCAGCAGGTTTTAATGTATATACAGCTCGTGGTGGAATGATTCATTTTTTCACTAAAGCTGAAATGTTTCGTGCTGGGTTTGGGAATAATGTTGAAATGGTAGATATGGATAGTGGAGAAGTTGTTCCTGTACATAGTTATTCATTAAAAGATTTAGCTAAGGCTAATGGTGTATCACAAGTAATGAATCGACAAATGTAAATTCATTCATATCATTTTTGTTTGTTTTAAAGGGAAATTATCATGTTAGTAAAAAAGAAAGCTGATTTCTTACCTAGACGTATTGATCAATATGTTCCGCGTATGCAATATGCTTCAAGTGCTGGAGAAGGTGGAATCGGTCAAATAAATTTTGGTGCTCCTGCTATTGCATCTACAACATTTATTGTCGCGAATGTAGCGTTATCATCTGGTGCAAGTAAAGAATTTGTAATTGCTAAGGATGATTTAACAGCAATAGGTTCCTCAGCTCCATTTGGTAGAAACGTTACAATAACTTCTGGTGGAGCAAATACACGCGATGTAACTGTCAAAGGACGTGACTATTTAGGTCAACCAATGTCAGAAACAATTGTATTTAGTGGGGCTGCTACTGTTGCGGGTAAAAAAGCGTTCACATATTTAGATGATATTTCGGTAGATTCTGAGGCTAATACTCCAACTGTATCTATCGGTTTTGGTGCTTTGTTAGGTGTTCCATATCGAGTAACTAAAGTTATTAGTTCAGAAGCTGATGGAGCTGTTGCAACACTTGGAACACTTGTAGCTGGATCACGAGTAACTCAAACAATGGTAACTGCTGATCCACGAGGAACTATTGATCCTGCAACAACATTGGATGAAACTGCGGTAATTACTGCAACAGTTGTGTTTGATAATTACATTGATAGTGATGGTGTTGGTGGCTTACATGGAGTTCCACATTTCTATGCTTAGGTAGTACTGAGGTGGGTAGTTTTCAGTCCTTGTACTACTCACCTCTTTTATTTATGGAAACATTATGTCATACACAAAAACACTACAAGATATTACAAATGCAGTGGAACGTAAGCTGTCAATGGAAGCAGGAACAAATGTACAACCCTATGCAGAAGTTAGAATACAAGCATATATTCAAGATATTTTTGATTTAGTTTTTTACTCTAGATTCTGGAAACAATATTCTTCTTGGAATACTGGAACATTGGATGGTGTTACTGGGGTTGTTACAAATGATTTAACACCTTTAATTACTAGATGGTCAGATTTAAAAGTAGTTGTCCGAGATCAAGAGTCATTACCATTACCTGTCGTATCATCTTTTATTAATCCATATTCTATAACAGGTTCATCACCATTATATATAGCTGCAAAAAATACTAATAAGATTTTTAATGTTTTTCCAATAACTTCCACAGGTGATGTACAATTTTATATAAGAACAAAACCTAGTGATTTTACTTCTAAAAGTGTAATTAATTTTGATTCATTAGTTATAATTTATGGAGCTGCTTATTTATACTCAGAAGATGATGCTACAAATTTAGGAGCTACAGATAAGTTTAAAGGTATTTTTGAAGCTAGATTAAAACAATTAGAAAATTTAGAAGATATTCATCCAATTAAATTATCTAGTGTAAAAAACGTAATACCTGATCATTGGGAATAGTATGTTAGGAAAAATTAAAACAAATAGAAGATCAAACTCCAAACTACGTAATGCTACTGTTAGGGATTTTTCTGGTGGATTAAATTTATCAGAGAGTGACCAAAACCTTAATAGTAAGTTTAGTCGTGTAGCAGATAATATGATGTTACATAAAGATGGGACAATAGGGGTTCGTCATGGTACACAAATGCTTTTTAATTTTGATGTAT